ATTCGTTGAGCGACCTACTGCGCCTGCACCCCTCATTGACCCCAAGTACTACGGTCATTCTTTCATCGAGGTATTGCAAGACTTGTTGCGTAACCCACCACCACCCCCACCACAGGGCGGTCAAGGTCAAGGCGATGACGACGGCAACGGCGGTGCTATGGATAAGCACATCTTCGGCAAAGCAGAGATCGGCACCAAGGAAGCCAATGAGTTAGGTCGTCAGCTAGATGATGCTATTCGTCAGGGTAAGATGCTTGCCGACAAGTTAGCTGGTAAGGGCTCTCGTGGTAGTGCATTAGATCGTGCGACCCAAAAGCGTGACACTAACTGGCGTGAGCATATGCGTGATTGGATTACTGCGCTGTGTGAGGGTGATGAGTATTCTCGCTTCGCTCCACCTAACAAGCGTTTGTTACCGCTAGGTGTTGTCATGCCGTCGCACTTCTCTGAGGCTACTGGCGAGTTGATTGTTGCATGCGATACGTCAGGTTCTATGGGTTGTATCTATCCTACTGTGTTCGGTGAGATTGCTCGCATCGTAGAGAACGTCAGACCCGATAGCGTACGTATGTTGTGGTGGGACTGCGAGGTGTGTGGTGATCAGTTGTTCAAGCCACACGAGTATGCCAACATCGCATCGTTACTCAAGCCAGCAGGGGGTGGTGGTACTAGCCCTGAGTGCGTTGTGCAATACATTCGTGAGAAGAAGTATCAACCCAAAGGTGTGGTATGGTTAAGTGATGGATACTTAGACGGAAGTGATGGTAAACTAGACGTACCTGCTTTATGGGGGATTGTGGATAACGACCACTTCCAGCCTCCACAAGGTAAGGTCGTTCGTATCTACTCTTCTTAGGAGAATCTATGCCAGCTAAGTCACACGGCATGACAGCAGGAAAGCACAACGCTAGACACTACCCCAGTATCTACGGCGTGTGGAAAAATATGAAGCAAAGATGTACCAATCCAAACAACCCACGCTATGCAGACTACGGGGGCAGGGGTATTACTGTTTGTAAGCGGTGGCTTTCTTTTGAAAACTTTTACGCTGATGTGGGTGACAGACCGAAAGGCATGTCACTTGATAGGCGTAATAACGATAGGGGGTATAGCCCAAGCAACTGCCAATGGGCATCAACAAGTGCGCAAAACATTAATAGTAGGAGAGCCAAGCCAACACGCATAGGTAACGAAACAATGTGCATAAGCGATTGGTGTCGAAAGACAGGCATAACCTATGGCTTATATAAAGCAAGAGTTCGCAAAGGGTGGAGTCTAGAGAAAGCGTTGACAACACCCCCACGTAAACAAGTAAACAACTAAACCAAACTAAGGAGTAGTATAACTATGAATAACATTCATGAAAAAGCATTAACCAACGCAGTTAAATTGTTAAACGCTATCGGTGCTAAGTACGCCATCATTGACGTTGATCTTAAGAAGTATGGTGAGTTAGAAGTTATTACCAAATCCAAACGCAGACCAGCGAAGTATCCATACGGCGTCATTCGTAAGCACATCAAGCCTTACCTTGATCACATTGCAGTTAATCAGACGGCACGCATCCCAGTTTCACCATACGACGCACAAACTGTATACGGTTCGGCATCGTCAACTGCTACTGTGCTATGGGGTAAGCAATGCCACAAGGTAGGTATGTCAGATGATAAGAGGTTTGTGATCATCACACGCACCGAGAAGATGGACGACCTTGACGATTTGTTTTCTAAACTAGGTATCAACTAAGGGGGATGTATGACTAGATATAACATCGACACATGCGCATTACTGGTAGAACTCAACGTATCACAATGGACAGCACGCAAGTTAGACCGCTCAACCACAGACGAGTTGGTAAGTAACAAGCATGCGCAAGCTAAGGGTGCGGCTCGGGTTAACAAGCACCTGTTAGCTGGACGTACTGAGTTAGAAGTTGTCAACAAGCACGTAGGGGAAACTCGTCAATACGTGCTTGACAACACGTTGCCTTGGAGTGATTCGGGTATTCGCTTATTGCCTAGCACTAAGTTCATGGAATTTAATGGCAAGCTACAACAGGCAGAGGATAAGTTCTACGGATTGGTTGCGGAGTTTGTATTGATCTACCCATCGCTGATTACTGCACAAGCTATGGCATTGGGTGATATGTTTAACCGAGACGACTACCCACAACCTGACGACATCTCGCATCGCTTCAGGTTCAATGCCAACTACATGCCTGTGCCTGCATCAGGTGACTTTAGGGTAGACATCGGTAATGATGCGCAAATCGAACTCAAGACCAAGTTATCTGCTTTAGCTGACCAACGAGTAGAGAACGCTATGGATTCCTTTAAGCGTCGTATGGTAGACCACCTTGCCCGTATGTCTGACCGCCTATCTATTGACTATGTTAGTGGTGAGGCTAAGCCTCGTGTGTTCCACGACTCGTTGCTACACACCGCACATGAGTTATGTGACTGGGCTAAGGACTTGAATATAATCAATGATCCTAGTATCGAAGAGGCACGCAAGGCATTGAAGGGCGCCATCAACGGCATTGACTTGAAAGACTTACGCAAAGATGTAGGCGCACGTACTGAGGTTAAGACGCAAGTCGATGACATCTTATCCAAGTTTGCTTTTTAAGGAGGTGAAGTAATGCCTAAACTAAAAAACAAACCATGCAATTTAACCAAAAAAGAATGGAGTTTTTTACTAATGGTTTTTGATGGGTACGTTGAGAATTTAGATTCTTCGGAAGACACAACCAACATGCTTAAAGAGATACATCAGAAGCTATTCTTTATGGATTATTTAATTAAGCAGGAGGAAGCATGAGAGTAGAAAACAAAGATGGTAGCTGGTGCCAATGCGTTACTGAGGGCAACGTCATTCACTACACCGATAGCGATGGGGTTTGGATGAAAGAAACCTACGATAAGAAAGGTAGAATTGCCGCCCGCCTTGATAGCTACGGTGCATGGGATAAGTTTACCTATAAGGAAGACCCCCTTAAAAACAACAAAGAAGTATTGTTTGAGCACAAGAAAGGGCAAACGTCATGAGTGTATTAAAAGAAGCGAACGCAATCATCTATGGGGATAGAGAGAAGACCTACGGTCATCCTTCTAAAAACCTCAAAACCATAGCGGTAATGTGGGGGGCCTACTTAAATGCACGCAAAAACGTAGAGCACACCACCGCAAAAGATGTTGCCGCAATGATGATGTTAGTTAAGGTAGCTAGGTTTGCTAACGACCCTGACCATAGAGATGACCTAGTAGATATATGTGGCTACGCCGCATTGATTGAACGGTGTGATGAAGAACCAATAAAGGAAGAAGCATGAACGCATTTATTACACAACACATTCGTGATAAGTATCGCATCGAATGGCAGGAAGAATACATACTAGGTATGGTCAACCAGCTAGGTTCAATGAGCACCATGCGTATCTTGAGTCTGTGTGACAAGCAAAACCTAATGTCACCAGCCACAGCGCATAAGTACTTAAAGAACGCAGTTAGGCACAAGTTGTTGACACAGAAACGCAACAAAGAAGATGCGCGTGGTGTTGAGTTTACCGTTGCACCTAAAGGCGACCAATTTTTAGAGGAGGTAAAACATGCCCATGTCAGAAAGTGAAATCCTATTGATGATGCGTGAGAACGCCGCACTATGTAACCTTGAAGCTGAGGTAATCATTGCGCTCAAAGCGTATCGAGTGGGCGACCAAGAAATACTCAACCAGCAACTTAACCAAATAGTAATCTGTCTGCAACGTCTTGATGAGGTAAGGAAACGCTATGACACCCGAAGCCAAAGTTAAAAAGAAAGTTGTCGATGTTATTAAAAAATACGGTGGTTACTATTTTTTCCCTGCTACTGGTGGTTATGGGCGTAGTGGGGTTCCTGATATTGTGTGTTGTTATCGGGGTGTGTTCGTTGCTATCGAGTGTAAGGCTGGCAGTAACAAACCCACACCTTTACAAGAAGCAGAGATGCAGAAAATTAGGCAAGCACAGGGGTTCGTATTGGTGGTAAATGAAACGAACATACAAGACGTAGAAGTGCTACTAAAGGACATATCATGATAAACAAAATAGACAAAGCTAAGGAGCAAGCGTATGAAGAAGTACAACAGCAGTTAGCACTATGCACAGTAGAGAACGCAATCCACTCAGCCGCAGTAATCATAATCAACAACGAATCGGAAACCGTCAAGGTCTATGGGTTGAATATGGATGAGATGGAATTGCCAATGCTATTACTTGAAACCGCCGCAGAAGTAAGTGAACGAATTAAAAAACTAATCAAAAACAGGACACTACAATGAAACAAGCTAAGTTTGAAACATACAAACCAAAACCAAACGAGTTCGCTATTGCACAATCACGCACCAATACCTCGTATACCAAGAACTATGTACCAGCGCCACACCCTTTCTTAAAACGCCTTGAAGAGTTTCGTGCTATTCAAAGCCTATGGACACCAAGCAAACCAGCAGGAGGTAAGTCATGAACGAGTTAAAAGCAGGAGATATGGTTTATGTTGGCAATCAAACGTGTCCTTACGTGGTAGTAAACCCAATACCGGAAGATATGACACCTAATGTAGGAGGTATGACATTAGTTGCTCGTTGGTACAGAACAGAAATATTAAGAAAGGTGGAACAACAATGAACGTCCCATATAACAACGGCAAGGTAAAGATGGGCCAGTTCTATGAGCGCCCACTACCAAGTTATGACATTGACAAAGACATGGCGCTACTACAAACGTCTATGATTGGCGACATCAAAACAATCAAAAGAGAAAAGCTAGCATGGCGTGTTTATATGGCTTTGCTAGTTTTCGGTGTGTTCGGTGCAGTTCTGTTTGCTAAAAACTAAGGAATAAAAATGAGTGTGCCATTTGACAAGATACTTGTCATTGACTTTGAGACGAGGTGGGATAGCAAGGAGTACACGCTATCCAAGATGACGACAGAAGAGTACGTCAGAGACCCTCGCTTCAAAGCTTTTGGCTTGTGTTACAAAACGTTAGATGTAAAGGAAGACATTACATGGGTATCACACGAGGACATACAAAACTGGGTTAATTCGATTGATTGGAGTCGGACGGCAGTGCTTGCGCATAATGCTCAGTTTGATATTGCTATTCTTAGCTGGGTTTATGGGGCGAGTCCTTGCTTTATTTTTGACTCTCTATCTATGGCTCGTGCTCTTAGGGGTGTGGAAGTAGGCAACAGCCTAATGAAGTTAGCCGAGGTATACGAACTACCACCAAAAGGCAACGCAGTATACAGCACAAACGGATTGAGTGAGTTGTCGTACGAAGTAGAACAAGAACTTGCACAGTACTGTAAGCATGACGTGTTCTTATGCGAGAAGATATTTGAGAACCTGATGATGGAAGTTGATGGTGGCTTTCCAGTAAAAGAACTCAAGCTAATCGACATGACACTGCGCATGTTTACGAACCCTGTATTAGAACTAGACGAGGAGATGTTGAATGAAGCGATCATTGATGAACGCACGAAGCGTGAAGCGTTACTTAAAAAGGTCGGCATTGAAGAAACGGCGCTTGCAAGCAATGACCAGTTTGCAAATGTGTTACTTGAACTTGGCGTTGCGCCCCCTAAAAAAATATCAAAAACGACAGGCAAAGAGGCTTACGCATTTGCAAAGAACGATGCCTTATTCCAAGCCTTACTCAACAGCGATAATGAAGATGTCTCTTTACTTTGTGAAGCTAGGCTCAAGGTTAAGAGCACGCTTGAGCGCACAAGAGCGCAACGTTTTGTTGATATTGCAGAACGAGGTACGCTCCCTGTACCGCTTAACTACTATGGAGCACACACCGGTCGTTGGTCGGCGTCCAAGGGTTCGGGGCTTAATTTACAGAACCTCAAGCGGGGGTCTTTCCTACGTAAAAGTATCCAAGCCCCGAAAGGCTTTACGCTTGTCGTCTGTGACCTTTCCCAAATTGAGCCAAGGGTTCTCGCATACCTTGCGGACTATCACTCGCTCCTCAACATTTTTGCTTCGGGAAAAGATGCGTATGCGGCGTTCGGTGCGCAGATGTTTGGGATACCAACACTCAGTAAAGAGACGCACCCCGACCTCCGTCAGTCAGCCAAGTCAGCACTACTCGGTTGTGGGTATGGAATGGGTTGGGCTTCATTCTCTGCACAACTCCTTACAGGCTTTCTAGGCGCACCGCCCACAATGTACGACAAAGCGTTTGCCAAGCAGTTGGGGGTAACTACACAAGATGTACATGACTTTATTGGTTGGGAAAAGAACATGGAGATGATGCGTGCTATACCGCATACCTGTTCCGAGAAAGAATTGCTGATTCATTGTCTCGCCGCCAAGAAGATCATTGATAAATACAGGGACGCCGCTCACCCAGTAGTTGACCTATGGGATCTGTGCAACTCGTTGGTGAGTCATAGCCTATCTAATGGTAAACCCTATGAGCATAAGTGCCTAACTTTTGACAAAGAGCGTATAATCTTACCTAGTGGTCTTGCTTTAAAGTATCCTGAGTTAACTGGTCATGCCGATGAAAAAGGGCGTATTCAGTGGTCTTATGGCGCCGATATTAAGTCCACTCGCAAGCTGTATGGCGGTAAGATAGTAGAGAACGTAGTACAAGCGGTAGCAAGATGTGTGATGACGGATGGCATGCTCAGGATACAGAAGAGGTATTCCTGCGTATTAACTGTGCACGATGAGGTTGTGTGCCTAGTGCCTGAGAATGAAGCCGTAGAAGCAGAAGCATGGGTATTGGAACAGATGGTCAAAGAACCTTCGTACATGCCCGGCATACCTTTAGATGCTGAAACAGGATGTAACAAACGATACGGAGAAGCTAAGTAATGCACGAAATCAACGATGTGCTAACACCCAAAGAACTAAAAGCCTTAACAATGCGTGAAGCAGGCTATACGTTTGTAAGAATGAAAAAAGAGTTTGGCGTGAGCGCCACAGGGGTACAAAGATACTACCAGCGAGCCCGCCGTAGGCAAGAAGAGTGGTTGGACTTTAATGTAGTGCATAAAGATATGTTGTTTGAACTGGTACCAATAACTAATCAAATCAAGGAGTTATGCAAATGAAGATACCAAAAGAAGTAACCATAGGGCGAACACCCCATCTGGTATGCACGAAAAAGCATCTAGTGGTTGGCAAGACGTTGTGCAGAGGGTCTTTTAATGAAGAAACCCACACCATAACCATAGCCCAAGGCAACACCGAACGTGGTTATGTATACAGCGCGGATGAGCGAAGTAATACGTTTTGGCATGAGCTTACCCACGCAATTCTATATGATATGGGGTGCACACTAACGCACAACGAGAAGTTTGTTAATGAGTTTTCCAACCGCTTACATCAAGCTATTACAACTGCGAGGTTTTAAATGGATATAAAAGTCGAGTGCCTTAAAGAGAACAAAGATGGGTCAGCAGATGTGCTTGTTCACTTCGATAAAGAAGGTTTGGAGTTTTTGGTTCAAGAAGGTATATTAGCCATACTCAAGCAGTTCATCGAACAAAACAAGAACGCTCAAGCTGGCATAAAGATGCGCAAAAAGCTAAATAAAAAAGCAAAAAATAATGGGTGAATACGAACCTCAATGGAGTGACGAAGAGCAGACTATGGTCGACCTGATGAAGCTGGCTGGGTATGGGGTAGTGCCTGACATCAGTCGAGATCGCACCACCATCCACCTACATTTACCTCACACAGGCGCACCGCTTTTGTTTACGGCAGATACCGAGTATGAAGCAATCCGCAAATGTTTTAATGCTTGGGATAAACGTCATGCCGAAGATTAAATGGTCACACTCAGGTCTTAAGGATTACGAGGGCTGTGCAAGACGTTTCCACGAAGTCAAGGTGCTGAAGAACTTCCCATTCACAGACACAGTTCACACCGTATACGGCAAGCAAGTGCATGAGTCTGCTGAACTATACGTACGGGATAACGTACCACTACCGCCCGAACACGAGTTCGTAAAACCAACCCTTGACGCATTACTTAAAAAGACAGGGCGCAAACTACCTGAGCACCAAATGGGCTTGAAAGAAGACCTAACACCTTGCGATTTTAATGACCCTGATGTATGGGTGCGTGGTATTGCTGACCTACTTATCATTGATGACGATGGTTTAAAAGCTAGGGTAGTGGACTACAAGACCGGCAATAATAGATACCCTGACCGAGACCAACTAATACTGATGTCTTTAATGGTGTTTGCCCACTTCCCCCACATACGCCAAGTTAACTCTGCTCTGCTGTTTGTTGTCAAGAACACGATGGTCACGCAGACGATGACCGTAGAAGAGAAGAATTTCCATTGGCAACTGTATCGGGAAAGGGTAGCAAAACTGGCAGCATCCTACGATAATGATGTTTGGAACCCAACAAGTACACCCTTATGTGGCTGGTGTCAAGTAAAGGGTTGCGAATTTAACCCAAAACACTAAGGCAAATCATGGCAACTAAACGCAACTACGCACAAGAATACGCAAACTACGACGGCACAGAAGTCGTTAAGAAGAAGCGAGCACAACGCAACAAAGCACGCCGTATGTTAGAGCGTGAAGGTGCGGTACACAAGGGTGACGGCATGGATGTAGACCATAAGAAACCACTAAGCAAGGGCGGTACAACAGTACGCTCAAACCTTAGAGCCGAACCAGCTACCAAGAACCGCTCATACAAGCGCACGTCAAAGGGGGCAATCAAGTAATGGGTATATCAGACGAGGATTATGCTGAAGCAATACAAAAACAAAAACAGGCTCAGCAAAAACAAATGGAGAAACAAATGGCAAACACAGTACTAACAACGTCAGGAACAATAAACGCAAACAACCTTACTACAAGCACTATTGCAGGTACGTGGGCAGTTCAAGAACCCTACGGCACGTTTAAGGTGTTGTCAGAAGAAGACCTACGGCATGAAGGCATGAAGGCACCATTGTCTGCACTAGTAGATATGTGGCTTGCTCGTTGGCAAGGAGAGTGGGTTAATGAGAGTGAGTTTCAAGAGGATGATTTTTGGCGTATTGCCATGATTCGTTTAACAGGCGCTAACAAGCTGGAGAAACACAACCTAGCTAACCAACACACATCTGTATACAGGATTATTGAATGAAAAACGAAAGATACAGTACAGGGTGGCATGATCCACGAGGTGTGTTTGGCGATACTAGGATGCCAGTATTTGCTGAAAAATACGGCGATGTATACAAGTACAAAAACAAATGGGGATCACCACTTATGCCAAAAGTAAAAGTAGATGCACACGAGTACGTCACAGAAGCAAAAGACTTACCGATAGAAGCATGTGTAAACATGTGGATTATCAAGTATGGCAATGAAATTATTCAAGCCACCGAAACACTTGGTCAAGGTGAGTTGTTATGGGAGATTGGCAACCGCTTATGGTGGGCTGACCGCATGAAGTACGACCAAGCAAACGATACTTACGAGATCATAGACTAATGCAAATCATAGAAAACAAAGCGTTGCTGTTTAAGACACGCAACCCTGACAAATACAGCATCATTCCTAGAAGCAAAGTTGTCAGCGAGGATAATGGTACGTTTGAAGTAGCGGTGTACTGGGGTTTAGATGAGACGAGAGTGCTCCGCAACTTAGGTGTAAAGAATGTCCCATCACCTATTAACGGCAAGTACACTTGGCCTAGTAGATACAAACCTTTTGTGCATCAAATTGACACTTCATCCTTTTTGACAATGCATCGCAGAGCGTTTGTGTTCAATGACCCCGGTACTGGCAAGACGTTCTCGGCATTGTGGGCGGCTGATTATTTAATGGCACTAGGGCAAGTTCGCCGTTGTTTAATTCTGTGTCCGCTATCTATCATGCACGACGCTTGGGTAAGTAGTTTTGGTAAAAGTATTATCCACCGCTCAGTTGTTGCGGCTCATCATGTACAGGCATCAAGACGTGTTGAAATGGTACAGGGTGATTACGAGTTTGTTGTGGTGAACTATGATGGCTTGAACCTAATTGCTGAAGAAGTTATTGCCAATGGCAAGTTTGATTTGGTTATCGTAGACGAAGCCAACGCATACAAAAACCCATCAACTAAACGCTGGAAGTCGCTTAATAAAATTCTCAAGCCCGACACAATGCTGTGGATGATGACAGGCACACCTTCTGCACAATCGCCTGTGGATGCTTATGGTTTGGCTAAGCTAGTGAACCCTTCAGGTGTACCGAAATTTGCTACTGCATGGCGTGACAAAGTAATGGCTAAGCTGACCAAGTTTAAGTGGGTGCCAAAATCAGGTGCGGCACAGGCAGTATTTGATGCTCTTCAGCCAGCAATACGTTATACAAAAGAAGAGTGTACTGACCTACCGCCAGTATTAACCGAGACCCGAGAAATTCCCCTTACACCTCAACAAGTTAAGTACTACCGCCTACTCAAAGACCGCATGGTTATGCAGGCATCAGGGGAAACCATTACTGCCGTTAATGCGGCGGCGGGTGTATCAAAGTTGCTACAAATTAGTGCTGGTGCGGCGTATACGGATGATCATGAAGTTGTTGAGTTTGACTGTATGCCTAGGCTGAACGTGTTGCTAGAAGTATTGGAAGAAACCAGCCGTAAAGTAATTGTCTTTGCGCCGTTCAGACACAGTATAGAGACCATCCAAACCTTCTTAATAAAGCACGGCATAGCAAGCGAAGTGATTCATGGCGACGTGTCGGTAAATAAACGAACCGATATATTTAAGCGTTTCCAAACCTTGCCTGACCCTCGCATACTGGTAGTGCAACCGCAAGCCGCCTCGCATGGTGTAACCCTAACTGCCGCCGATACTGTGCTGTTTTATGGGCCTGTAATGTCGGTAGAAACGTATTTACAATGCATTGCTCGAGCAGATCGTATTGGTCAGACAGCCACCAACGTAACCGTGATACACTTACAGGGTAGTGAGATAGAAAAGAAGATGTTCAAGCAACTAGAAAAACGTGTTGCAGGGCATGACATTCTATTGAACCTGTACAAAGAGGAAATTAGTTCGTAAGGAAAACCCTATATTGGGTTACAAAGCATCTTTACTGATGTATAATCTTTTACAAAGGAGCATAAAAATGCCAAACGAAGATGAAGCAATACCGCTAGAAACTTTAGCAAGGGTGTACAGAAAAATATACCTAAAAGCACAAGAAGTACAAAAGCAATTAGACAAGCTGGACGAACAGAAAGTTGAACTAAAACTCGCTATGAAAGACCAAATGCGGGAGTTGGGTATTACTTCTGTGAAGACTGCTGGTGGTAACATATCACTCTCTACTAAAACAAGGTACTACACAGACGATTGGGATTCATTCAAAAGTTTTGTGATAGAGAACGATGCAATAGATTTGTTTGAACAGCGCATAGCGCAAAAGAACATGGCTATATTTTTAGAAGAAAATCCCGGAAAGGTTCCGGCGGGGTTATCTTCTTTGTCTGAAAACACCGTAACCGTTACAAAACCAACCAAATAGGAGTAGCAAATGGAGGAATTTAAAGAGGTCAGTTTGGCGCCAGACCAAGCGTTTTATAACGATTTAATTAAAGGTTTTGGCATGATTCTGAGAGCCACTAAAGTTACAAAAGCACAGGCTTTTACCATGTATTTCAATGCGGCAATGAGCATGGTGCCTGATACAGGCATAGACGAAGCGACTCTTGTAAGAATTGTAAAAGAGTCTTTTGAGCATTTTAAATCACAAAAAGAAGTAAAACAGTAACCAACCAAATAGGAGCAGTAACATGGGCGAATTAGCCAACTTTAATGCAACACAAGCACCATCCTTTGCACGCAAAGGTGAATTATCATCACTAGCCAAGAGCCTCGCAGGGGGTGGTATTGGTGGCGGTGGCAAACGTATTTCTATCAAGGGCGGTGTATTCCGTTTGATGGCTGACGGCAAAGAAATTACCTCTATTGATGATCGCCACCTTGACGTTGTTATCGTTAATGCCGCACCAAAAATCAGTCGTACATACTACGCTGGCACATACGAAGAGGGCAATACCTCAGCACCTAATTGCTGGTCTGCTGACGGTGAAACACCTGATGCTAGTATTGATACACCACAAGCATCAAACTGCGCATCATGCCCGATGAATGTTAAAGGCTCAGGTCAAGGCGAATCTAAGGCTTGCCGCTTTTCACAACGGCTTGCAGTAGTGCTAGCTAACGACATCCAAGGCGATGTAATGCAGTTAACCCTAGCCGCTACATCAATCTTTGGTAAAGAAGAGGGCGACAAACGTCCACTACAAGCCTACGCTCGTTACTTAGCGGCACAGAACATCAACCCTGAGACACTTGTAACACGTCTACGTTTTGATACAAAAGCCGCAGTACCCAAGTTGTTTTTCCAACCATTACGTTGGTTAGAGGATGATGAGTACGCAGTAGCCGTAGAGAAAGGCAGTTCAACACTAGCCAAAAATGCAGTAACTATGAGCGTGTCCAAAAAGAATGACGCTCCGCAACTTGAAGGCGCTAAGCCAAAAGCTAAAGCCGCACCAGCCGTGGAAGAAGCCGAGTCGTTTGATGAGCCTGAGAAGCGCAAGCCAGCAGTTAAGGCAACCGCAGTACCAGCCAAGAAGACAAGTAGCTTAGCCGCTACCGTTGATGAGTGGGATGACGAGTAAGTAAAGACTATCGGGGGTGAATGTGCAGACTGATGCACCGGCGTTTACAAATGGCGCTTTTTTCGAGTTGGAGTTCAGTACCAACCATCCCCGCCCACAAATTAACGAGAAAATCATGGCTTATTCAGAAGAAATTAAAAATACAACAAAGAACGCACCCAAGACGCTGGGCAACCAGCTAGGGCGGTGGGCTATCCATTTAGATTTCCCAGTAATAGAAGTAGCAAAATTCACAGGCGCAACAAGACAAACTGTATACAACTGGTTTAGTGGAACCGAAGTAACCAACGCATACAAGATGCGTGTGCAGTCCTTGTTAAACATACTCCAATCTAGCAAGACATCCGAAGAGGCACTAAGACAATGCTTAAAGAACAAATAGAATCCCCGATACACCCGCCAACTTTTAGTGATCTTGAACTGTTACGCTTTTGTGAAGAGCATGTATATGCACAAGGTTTACCAATTAGTTTCCAAAAAGAAATAGTTCGCCGCTTCGCTGACAAAATAGTACAAACACGCAGTTATTAACTCGAAAGGTCTCACATGACGTCGCAGGAATTCCTAGCGACTGTGCTACCGACTTCGGGACTATATTGCACCGTAGAAATTAGTACAGCTAAAAAAGAACACGTATTTGTAAATACGATTGAAGAGTTGTATAGCAACGCTATACAGTTTGACGAGAAAAAGTACAACACATTTTATGCACTAGCTACGTTTGATGGAAAGAAACGCCTTGCTGATAACGCAGTAAAGATCAAGTCGCTGTTCTTAGATATTGATTGTGGAGCAGGCAAAGATTACGCAACCAAGAAAGATGCGGCTAATGCACTAGATACGTTTTTAGTAGGTACAGGTTTAGATTTAGTGGGTAATCCGTGGATTGTTTCAAGCGGTGGTGGCCTACACGTTTATTTTCCGTTTACCGAAGAAGTAGATATTGCCACTTGGAAACCTGTTGCTGAGAACTTAAAGCGTTTGTGCAAGAAAGAAGGCTTTAACATTGACGCTTCGGTAACTGGCGATGCCGCCCGAATCCTGCGTGTACCTGATACACACAACTATAAGCAAGAAAACCCACGCAAGGTTGTTATTAAGGTACAAGGCGATATATTTGATTTTCAAACCCTTGCAGACCACCTTAGAGAAGCGATTGGGGTTGCCGCATACGAAGACCTACCAGCCCTACAACTGCCCGGAAACCGCCCTAAATTAGCCCCAAATGCCAATAGCGTTAAGCTAATGGAAAATAGCGTTACATTCTTTAAAACTATCGGGAGTAAGTGTGGTCAGATTAACTACTACCGTGAACATGCGGCAGAAGACGGCATGGAACCCTTGTGGCGAGGTATCCTCAGCCTAGCTAAATCGTGCGCTGATGGGGTGGAAGAAGGCTTGGCACTATCAGCTATGCACCCCTATGATTTAGACCGCCATAACACCAAATGGAACGCTATCAAAGGCCCATATAAATGTCTCAAACTAGACGAGGCAAACCCCGGTGTCTGTACCAACTGCCCACACTACGGCAAGATCACAACACCTCTCATGCTAGGGCGGGAAATCAAGGTAGACAACGCTCCAAAAGAAGTTGTAGTCGATCGGACACAAGAGAAAGAAATCTCAGCTAATTTGAACGATGAAAACGAGCCAGTTAAGATTACACGCCCAACTCCACCTAAAGGATTTGGCTTTGGCGCTAGTGGTGGTGTGTTTATGGATAGGATGGTGGAGGACGAACAGGGCGGTAAATCAAGAAAACAGGTCATGCTTCTCCCTTACGATTTGTTTGCAGTAGATATTCTCAATAATAAAGGAGATCACATCGTTCACCTAATGGCTTTTAGACCTGATGGTGCGATAGATGTTTTAATCCCTCAGAAATCCATTGTCAGTAAAGAAGAAACCGTCAAAGCGTTAGCCAATCAAAACATCATTGCCGCCTTTGGTGCTGGTAATGACAAGAACTTATTCGACTATGTGCGTGGCTGTGTGGAGTTTATTAGCGCCAATAAGAAGGCTATACCTATACCAAGTAGTTGTGGCTGGCAAGAAGACGAAACCTTTGTATATAACAGCCGTATCTTTGCACCTAACGGCACAGAAATATATGTACCAACCCCAGCATTAGATAACATCAACCAGTATACCAAACCAACTGGCACGCTAGATAACTGGAAGAAAGTTTTTAACATGCTGATTGCTAAGGGTGAGTGGCAAGTTTTGGCTATGTCTTTAGTTGGTCCAGCATCCATCCTGATGGAATTTACAGGGTACAACGGCTGTGTATACCACCTTGGTTCTTCTAAATCAGGTATGGGTAAGTCGTTGGCGCTTGAATTAGCGGCTAGTTTCTTTGGTCATCCTGAGCGGTATCGTGTAACGCAGAGCACGTCTATTGTTGCATCGCAACAGCGTCAGGGTTTACTGAACAGCTTGCCGTTTATTATTGACGAGACCACCAACAAGAGTCGTGATGACTTTGAGTGGTTGCCTGAGTTCTTGCTAGATTTAACGCAAGGTAAGGGCAAAGACCGCATGAAGCAGGGCTCTAACGAAGAGCGGATTAACGACACTACATGGAAACTACTGGTGCTCTTCTCATCCAATACGCACGTCATGGACTTCCTATCAGGCGCACGTAAACACGCATCACAGGCTGAGATGTTCCGTATTTTAGAATTGCAGATGAACAAGAAGCTGAAGTGGACACCCGAAGAAGCAAAAGCATTGTCGCTCCTTAAAAATAATTTTGGTGTAGCAGGTCGTGAGCTAATACGCTGGATAGTCAAAAATAGAGCTGTTGCCAAACAAGTATTGGAAGAAACCAAAACCAAACTAAAGGTAGAGTTTGAATCGAATGAGGACGAGCGCTACTGGACTGCGGGTAATAGCTGCATCATCGCTATTGTGCAACTGCTTGGTAAAAAATATGCCAACATTATCGACATCCCAGTTAAGCCTATCGTAGAAGTTCTGCGCATGATGGTGTACAGCGCCCGTGGGATTATCCATAGTAGTGAGCGTACGGCTGAGGATGTATTGAACGCCTACACCCGTGAGTATTTTGGTAAGTTTGTAATGGTCAAGCTATCTGTTGAAGGTAAATTAATAGCTAGTTTGGGTGGCACAGAAGCAGTAGACGAGTCGCTTACCCGATCTGATATTGCTGGGCGTGTAGAAAGAGGCTTCACACCGGGGCACATTGACTACTACATTGAAGAGCAATTGCTTAAACAGCACTGCGTATCAATGAGTTTCGGCTACAAGGATTTCAAAGAAGCGATTGAGGTTATGCCCAACTACAAAGTTAAATACGTGCGCAAGGACTTGTTATCCAAGACTCGGGGTCCTACCATGCGGGTTAACGTCATGCAGATTACTAGACCGATAACGCCTGACGACAATGAAGAAGATTAAGGTGCATTACCCGTGGCAGAAGCTAGAACTTAAACAGAAGTTTTTTATACCAACATTGCGGTTAGAAGAAACAAAAAGTGAGGGGCTTAGCGCCGCCACTCACTACCGCATTATAGGTAAAGCCGAGTTTGGTACCGTACAAGGTAAGCTCGGTGTTTTGTTTACTCGCGTTCGCTAAGAAGTTCTTTAGATAGCTCGATTCTTTCTTTACGAACTTCATCAAGCTGACGGCGTTTATCAGGACCTGACAAGTTAGGGTCAGATTTAATCTCCCGCTCTTCTTTAGCAAGCTGACCCATTTTTTGTTTAAATTGACCAGCTAAAGGAGCAAGGCTTAACTCATCGGCAAAGCGGTCAGCGTAGGCACCTGCTTCTTTATCACGCCCTTCTTCTTCCAGCTTTTTATATGTCTGACCAGCACGGTTAATAGCTTCTATATCTTTATACGCACGGTTAATGAGACCACTAGCATCTTTAGATTGAAATAAAGAACCGATAACAGGCATTTCACTTGCACGAGCAGTTGGTTTTTCACCGGCAGCGCTACCAAATAACGGATTAGTCATAGAAGCAAGCGCCAAAGGCAAGCCACCTGTATAACCACGCACCATGTATTCAAGCTGAACAGGCGACAAGTATTCGCCCAAGAATGGAATTGAACCCGTGCCTTTACCAATAAACTTGGCAAGTTCGGTTGTATTAGAGTTAAATCGCTCAGAAGGATCAACACCAGCAAGACGATCGCCAACAATGCTGCGACCTGTGTAGAACGAGTAATCAGCAATAATTTCAAGCGGTGCTTTTATAGCTTGTGGTATAGAAGTAGGACCAATCGGTATAGAGTTCTGAATCATTTTACTCAAGGCTTTTACCGCTTCTTTAGCAGTTTTATCGCCGCGCATTACGTTTACAATAGCTTCCGGTAACGCCTTGAACGGAATGCCCAATTCAAATGGAATAGGTACACGAACTGGCTCATCAATACCCGGTACATACACAAACCAATTGTTATAGCGCTCGTCGTCATTAGCGTTTTGGTAAGCCTCGTCCTCGCTCATTAATAGAGCGTAAGCCATAGACATACCGAACATCAGCATGCCACGCTGCCATATTTTTTGTTTAATGCGTAGCTTATCTTGGAAAGTAGCTTTTCCTGTAAACGCGTTGTACAACACGTTCAGACCTTGAATCTGTGCGTTCATGAACGGCACCATTGTAGATAGCAAAAACAAGCTAGACGAGGTACCACGCTGAGTAAATGGCATTGTTTCGTAAGTAGCCAACGCCGCTTCCATTTCAGATAAGCCTTGTTTACGGAAACTGTTAAATGCAACTTCACGAGTAGCAGCATCACCCTGTGCTGCTAAAGCATCTGCTTTAGCTAAATACGATTCCCAACCACCCTTACCGCTAGTAATTTGGAGAAGAATTTTTTGCATGTCTTCTGATGTACCAGTAAACACGTTGCTGCTTACTAAACCTAAACGCTCAATCTCGCTAGTGCCAACCTCACCACGACGCATTCTGCCAATAGATTTACCCATTGCTTTAAGGGAAGTTAAAACAGGAATAGTGTTAACGCCGCTAGCCATAGTAGCTGTGAACGGATCACGAATAATCTGACGTGCAGCATAGACTGGACTTCTAGTTACCCATGACCGTAGAGTACGAGCAAAAAAGCCCATGCTCTTGACCAGCGATGGAACGCTCGTGTTAACGCCAGCTAAACCTTGAACCAAATACTCAGAAGGAATACCAGTAGATTCGGTGTTAACAATAACATGGCGGAAGCCGTCATCTTTATCATTAATTGGCTGCACGCTAAAACGAATTACTTTATCACTAGCTGGGCCTTTACCCGGACGTATTTTTATTCCTGATTCGCCTCTAGCATCTACCAAACCTAATTCAGCTAAAGTAAACGCGACGTTACGAGAGGCTAGATTGTGCAACGCCATATCAATCAACAGATTAGTGTTCTGCAACGCACCGGTGTAGATGTCAACAATGCGCTCGTCACCACCAACTAATTCTTTTAAGTAAGGCTGATCTTTTAAGTTACCAATACGCACACGATCAGCGCCACCTAAATCAAGCATTACGTTACCGTTTTCTTCTGTACGGTAGAATGGCACGTAGTCATCATTCTTAACTAGGTCAATAGCTTTGTTTTTAGGGAGAGCGCCGGTTTGAACCAAAAAGTTCATTAGGTCACGGTTGTATTGGTCATATACCTTATCGGCTTCAGCAAAACCTCTACGTAGGGTTTCATTACCAGCAACAAGAGCATCAACTTCCTTGAGCATCTTAGACATCTCTTGCGGGTTTTTAAAGTTTAATTTCTCTACGCCTACATTCTTAGCACGTTTACTAATACGATACAGGCTATATGCGTTACGAATACCTTCTGCATTACCCCAACCAATCTTGCCTAAAATTTCAGCAAGTTTTTTTATGTTAGCGCCGGATTTAGACTCTACCACGAGCCCCTTACCGCCTTTTTCTTGGCGAACTACGGGAACACCGATAGTTAATGCATTGCCAGAAACAGTAAAACGCTGATTGTGTTGAGATATATAGTACTTAGCTTGATTAGCCAACAACGAGTTTTTCATGCCTTTAATTTCAAGCACTTTTTCAAAACTAGCTGAACCGGCTACCAACTTCTGTTTAAGGTACAAACCAATATTTGGTGGGAACAAGCGGTCTTTTAACGGGGCTTGTTTAGCCATCATCATGTCGGCACCACGGGCAATTATTGCACCGCCCGGACCATAAGTAGCTTTACCACCTTTTAATTGATACTCGCCATCACGCCCTTTATATATACCGGGGGCAATCTTTTCAGAATTGCGAGCATCCCGAAGCAACTTGTAAACGTCAGTTGTGTTGATGTCTAGGTCAATACCCATCTTACGCAAGGCAGCACGGAACGCACCAACCAAGGCTTTAATAAACTCATTGGCTTTCTGAATAAAGTTTTTATCAGGTCTAGCTTCAGCAGTATGTGCAATAACCTCACGTAGGGCTTTAGCTTGGGCAAACTCTTCAGACTTGCCAGCTTGTTTAGCAGCCGTGTAAGCGGCAAGAGCTTCTTCTCCAACACCTAATTTATCAGCTAGCTTAGCTACGCTACCGTTCTGAGCAATAACTTTCCTAGCCAGCGCATCCATACCGGCCTGCCCAAGAACGCCTTCAACACCCAAGTGACCTGTAATTTCGTGCGCTAGTGTGCGCTCTACGTCTTTAATATCAGCGTGGTTATTAGCCACAATAAAGACTGTGCCGTCAGGCATTACACCGCCACGAACACCATCAATCTCTGTATCTGTATAGCCGCCGTTTGCAATAGCGCCACGTAATGTAGGCGTTAGCTTTTCAAGAACAATAACCTTGAGCCCTTTTGGTAGCTTAAGTTTGTCAACAACACGCTGTACAACGGATGAAGACACGCCTTCTCCAGTAATCGGCTTTTCAATACGTGGGTCCCAATCACCACGCATGCCTTCTTCCAAGCCTTTGAAATCGTCCATGCTGATCTTGGCATCTTCAATTTCATTAGTCCAAAAATCAAGACGCTGTTTTTCCGCTCTGCGGATAAATTTTGTAAACTCAGCTTCAGTAATACCAACAGCTTTATACCCTGCCTCTACAACAGCGTTTTCATCAAGCGCTTTCTTAAACTCTTTGGCAAGAATTTTTTCTTTTTCACGACCCTTAGCATTTTTAATACGCTCTGCTTGGTTTTTACCAGCAGTAGTTTTAGCAAACTTTTCTTCTTCGCTAAGCGGTTTTTGTAGTTTGTTTTCGTTTACCGCAACTCGTTGTTTGTACTCTGTAGCTTTTTCTTCTATATAACTTGCAGCGTTTCTGCCCAACGCTTCAGCGTTTGCAAGTATTTCTTTTTCAGCGTCAGTTAACTCGTCGCCGTGTTTATCTAAAAACTTTTTGTCCGCTTCTTTAAGTTTTGCTCCAGTAGCTTTTGTTTCAATTAAGTCTTGCTTTTTACGAAGCCTATTTACTTCATTATCTCGTTTGCTTTCAAACGTAGATTTTTTATACAACCTATCAGCCGCTTCACGTTTAATCTGACCGCGGTTTCTAAGAACCTCAAAATCAGCGTTAGTAATAACATCAAGTTCTGCCTGTAGTGACTGCCTTGCAATACGAATTTTGTCGTTAGCTGCGTTAATAGTTCTCTTTTGAGCAGTTGTAGCGTCTTTAGGCGCTTTTTTAATTTCTTTTGCGTTAGCTGCATCAAGTTCTTTTTGAACTTCCTCTTGCCTTTTATTACGCTGTTTAGTAGTAATAACATTTTTACGGCGTTCAATAGCACGGCGGCTTTCTTCTGTCTGCTCAGCTTGAAGCGCTTTACGTTCTTCTTCAGCTTCAATAGAACCTTTTGGACCAACTTCTTTTTTAGCTCGGCGTACAATTCCCATACGAGCAGCATCCTCTTCAGACGCTCTACGGATAGTAGCAATGTCTTTAAGAATCGCTTTGCCTTCGGGGGATTCTGATTCTACTTTAGATAGCTGAATAAACAAATCGCCAAGTTCACCCGGTTTAGTGCCAAGGCTTTCATTTTCTGCATATTTACGCGTTTTAATAACTTCGTTAGCATACGCTTCTTTAGCTTTTTGTACAGCAGCAGCCCGTTCATTTTCGGACTTACCAATCTGTTTATCAGCGGCGTCAATGGCTTTAAACAATTTACGCATTACTGTAACTTTTTTACTTATGTTAATAAACGACAGGTTACTTAACACAGTTTGCGTTACAACCGCTTGAACTTTTTTACCGGGTAAACCAAGACCTACTTTTTGACGACCTTCTTGTTCGCTACGCTTAAGTATTTTGGATGTGCGCTCTCTATCACCGCCTACTTCTTCTGCACGAGCAGCACCAGCTTCAGCTTGTTTTTTAGCGTAATACTCACCACGAGCTTTTTGGTAAGTAATAGAAGCATCTAAATAATCTGCATTGTTTGCTTTAAGTTGATCAAAAAACTGTTTAAAGTCAGCATCTAGTTTTTGTTTGGCGGCGCTTTCGGCGGTAGCAATGGTTTCTTTTACTTGTTCAATTGCTTTATTAACGTCTGCAGTAGTATCTGCGCGCAGCTCATCGGCTTGTTTACGTAGCTTATCGGCTTTACGTCGCAGGCTCTTATTAATAAGAGTTTCACCCCTAGGTAATGGACCAACACTTAAAGAAGACGTAATCTCAGTATTAGCTTCTAGTTCAGCAGCAGCGGCTTCTTTTTCTTTTTTAGTGGCTTCAATTACTTTATTAAAAAACGACGTTTTTTCTTCTTTGCCGCCAGCAATATCCCGCATAAAATCAAGAGCGGTTTGTTTTTGTTTGTTAAAGTCATCAAGAATAGCTTTGGATTTGCGTACTTCTACAGGGGTAAAAATACGTAGGGCTTCGCCCAAACCACGCAAAATACCACGGGTAGATTCTAAAAAGTCATTGGCAATATTGCGTAGCTTGGACAGTTCTTTTGGCTCGCCATCAATCTCGGGCATGCTTTCAGCGGTAATCTCTGGGGCTTCAACAAGTGGAGCACGCTCAGAACCAAACGACTGTTTAAGTTTATCAAGAGTATCCCTAATGTCGATACGCTCTTGTTCACGCATACCGGTGCGAATCTCGCCTTTACCTTCTTTTTCGCCACGCACAAACTCGGCTTTAGCAGCGTCGTATTCTTTATTGGCTTCTTTAATAGAAGTGGTTAAACGGTCGATCTGTTTTTTGTAAGTAGAAATAACGCTTCTATCGCTGGCAGTATTGATCTTGTCTTCAAGATCGTTCTTTTTATCAATCAGCGTATCTAGGTTATTGCGAATCTGTTCAATTTGCTTGTTGGCTTCGCCGTAGTTTGTAACAATATCTTCGTCTGTTAAACCAGACTTACCAATAGCTTCAACGTATTGTTCGTAGGCAGTCTTGTCACCAAAGTTAAAGCCGGCATCTTTAAAGGCTTTAGATATAGCGGTTTCTTCTGCAGTCTCAGGGGCCCGTTGCAGTTCAGCACGCCAACCAGTAGCTCTAGCAGCTTTACTTAACAACAACTGCTCAACAACAGTGGCAAATTCTTCTTGCTCTTGGCGAGTCATGTCCTCTTCTTTACGGCTACGACGACCAATATTAATATCAGAAATAGCCGCCATAATAAGCGTATCTACATCGTTGCGAATACCACGTAAGATTAACGGACGAGACTGACCTTCAAGAGTAGTTTCGGTAGCAGCAGCGCCACCCATAAACTCGCCTTTGCGAAGCTGGTCAATGGCATCTTGAATTTCAGTAAGAGCTGTGCCTTCTTTAGCAGCACCAACAACACGTTCACCTTTAGCTCCACCTTCTGGTAAGCGTGAGGTTTTCTTAACTTTAGCTAGCTTAGCGTTTGCATTAGCAATACGGGTTTGTAAGCGCTTAATTTCGCTAGGAGCAGTTGCTTCTTTAAGTTGGCCCTCAAGAGTCTCAATATCAGACTCAATGCGCAAGTATTTAGGTACTTTGCCTTTTGCCCGTAACGGAAGTGTAGCGTCAAGAATTTCGTTCTCAAGACGCGCTTTACGTTTCTCGAGTCTATCTAAAAAGTCTTTTTGCGCTGGATTTTTTAAAGCGCTATGGGATTTCTTAGCAATATTTAATTTTGCAATTCTGTCTTTTGCCCAATATACATCTTTTTCAGAAGACTCTTTGTTATCAACAATGGCTTGTTGCGCTTTTATGTTTGCGTCAATTTCTGCAAGCGCTTTCTTTTTAATACCAGCTAAATCAAACCCTTCTGATACACTTACTTTTTCATTATCAATGCGCTTCTTTTCTGCTTCAGCAGTAGTAATTGATTTTTGCGCAGCTTTTTTATCGACTTCAGATGCTGTTTTACGAGCAATGGTTGCTTTTGCTTTTTTAATTGTGCGGTTTAAACGGGCTTTTTCAGCTTTTTTATCTGCTTCGTTTTGTTCGTCGTAACCAAGCAATCTGTTAATTTCAGCTAGTTCAGCCCTAACTTTTGCTATATGCGTTGGTGTGTATTCGCCAACTGGCAAGTCAGGTTTAAATAGCTTTTGCGCTGCAGGAATTTCAGCTTGACGATAACGTAACTCTCTACGGCTTTCTACTTTAGATTTGGGTAGCGTGCCCGGCTCAACAGCAGCATTTTCACTTAACTTTTCAAACAACTGTTCTAAATAAGGGGTGCGTGGATCAGCAGGCAAATCCATCTTATTCTGCTCTGCAGTGGCGCGATCTCTTTCAATCTCGTCAAGTTTATCTGCAACTTCTTTGCGTAGAATTGCTGCTTCTTGTGGGTCGCTAAACGACCACTTGCCGTTTTTACCAGCGCTTGTTGTTAAGCCAAGGAGTTTTGCAGAAGTGTTATATAGATTACCTTTGTCAATTTCTTCAGCCACTTTCTGGACTGTATCCATTTCACCAAAAGCTCTTTGCCGTTCGCTTGCTGCAGCCCCTAAACCAGCAAGGCGGTTGTTGGTCATTTCATTAGCTCTGAGTTCGTACTCAGCCATATCAATTGGCTCGCTAATTTCTTCTTCGCTAAGTATTTCAAACTTGCCAGTCTTTTTGTTGTACTTAACTGGGCCTTGCAGGCGCTCTTCTTGTTTCTGCGCTAGTGCTTGGCTGGCTGCGGTTTCTTCTTTGCGCTGAGATACTTGTGTGTTTAACTCGTCTATTTTAGTCTGCGCATCTTTAATAGACTGAATAAGTTCTTTACGTTTATCTGAAGTTAAGTTAGCGTCTTCACTAGCTACTGCTAGTTGGTTTTGCGCTTTCTTTAAGGCGCTGTTGGCACTCTTTAACTGTGCTTCAGGAGTACGTACGTTTATACCAGCACGTTGTGCAATCTCGGATAGCTGTTGCAGTTCAGCGCTTTTCTTATCAAGTAAGTCCCCAAAAGTTTCAGCTTGTTGGATGTTGCTATTTTTCATAGCGTCTTGCAGTTTTGTTTGCAAGTAGTCTACTGTGCTAGCTAAGCCTTGATGTTCTTTAATAAAGCCTTGCGAATCTTCTTTAACCTTTTGAGCCTGCTCGTTTTTAGCAGATTCCTGTTCTTCTTGAGCTTTTCTTTCAGCAATAGCTTGGTCAATACTAAACGCCTGCGTTTCTTCGGCTGGAGCGCCAGCAGTTTTTAACTCGCCAACAAGACCTTTGAGCTGGGCTTGAAGGTCTTTAATTTCTTTCTTGCCTTCATCAACCGCTTCTTTATCTAGGCGGGGGTCTTTAAGAACAGACTGGATCTGAGTAATGCGCCCTTGTATGTCGTTGCGTTGGGTTTCAAGTTCTGCACGGTATTCTGGAGTTTGTTTGCGTGCTTCTTCTGCAGCGGATGTTGCTTCATCGCGTTTTGTTTGTTCTTTTAAAAGAACATCTTTAGCTTCACCACGTTTACCAGCAACACCAAACGGAGAGGCAATACCACCTAATACAGCGCCACCAACAAAACTTTCAAGGTACTCTTTACGGGCTTGTTCGTCAGCAATGTTTAAGCCAGCTTGTAAACGTTCAAAAAACTGTTGCCCTGCTTCTGTAGCGCCTTCAATACCAGCAATCTTTGCGCCACCAGCAATGTAATGCCCAGCAGTTTTTACTGTGCCTGCTTCAATAATTTTTTTAGCCGCTTGTTCTGAAAGCTCAACACCAGCAGACTTAAATATTTTTTGTACGCCCGGCAAATACCTAAAACCAACTACGTCTAACGCAGCTTGCGGGATAGCGGCTGCAACTGCTTTGCCTAGGCTAGCTTCTTGTAATGATTGCCCTTCTTGTAGATCACGAGATAGGTTTGATCCTGTGAATTGTAGACCAGACGCTAAACCGGCAAGACCTGCACCTGCCGCAATTGGAGCGCCACCTAAAGCAGCCGCACCACCAACTGCAATAGGAGCCGCCATATACGGTAACGAACCACCCAGTAACTCACGGGCTTTTAAAAATGGCGCTTCAGACCAACTTTCTTTAGTTGGTTTGTAAATACGCGCGGCTTCGGCTTGACGTTCTTTTTGGTACTTTTCGGCTTCGCCTATGTCCATTAAACCAGTTTTACCGGCTACAGCAGCAAGGTCGCCTTTTAATGTTTGGTAGCTTGCTTTAGCGGCGCCAGTTAACCCAGTATCGGGTTTTTCAGCTGGCTGGTATAAGTCTTTGTATTTTTCTTGAGCGTGCGCCAATGCCTCGCGTTGTGATACCCCTTCGGGCACATCCATGTAGGAACCATCGGGTAAACGCAAATATGGCATAAGTTTTACTTTTTAAACTAGTAGGCGGGTCTAGTATGGTCTTGTTTGTGCGCCCTGTCCCGGAATTGTAGCAGAAAGCAGCGAACCATTTACATATCTGTAGTAGTCTTGCTCGCTATTAATACCCATACTTTGCAATTCTTTATAGTACTTTCTGTTATCTTTTGGCATGTCATTCCATTGCTTAGCCGCATCAGTCAACGACATCTGGTTTGTTTTGCCTGTTTTGCCGTATAAAGCTTCAAGTTGCGGATTACCTGCAATACCTTTTAAAGTACGTAATGCTTCTGGTTCTTGATTAAGCGTAGCAGCTCTAAGTGAAAGGTCTTGTTTTCTATATGCGGCTTCGTCGTGTAATCTCTTAAACATAAGAGCGGATTCCATATCACCTCTAGAAGCAGCTTCTTGAGCTTTAGCAAGGTTAAAATCCATTTCATTAGCGCTTTGTTCAACAGCACGTTGTTCTTTACGAGACGCTGCCGCTGTTTTAGCAACTGCAGAAGCCCCTTGACCCGCTGCCATAGCCATATTAGGGTTGCTAAACAAAGCGCTAGCTATGTTTAAAAGAGCTTCGCCACCACCTTGGCTTTTTAATTGGGCAAGACCTTCACGTTGTTTAGCGCCCATACCTTCTAGTTTGGATAAGAAACCGTCTCTGTTTTTCTTAACCATATCCATGTAGCTAGCAAACTCATCAGTACCGCCAATACCAGCTTTAGTTTTGTCAGGACCGGGAGCATTTAACGCTGTTCCAACAGCTTTTCTAGCAGGCATTGTTACATCAGGAGCAGCTGCCGCTCCTGTGCCGGGCAACGCAGGAGAACCTTCTGGAAAAACGCCTTTATTTGTAGCAAGCGCAGTCAGTTGGTCTGGCGTCATGGCAGCGGTTTTAGCGGTTGTTGCAACGTCATCTTTTCTTGCAGCGCGTGTACGTTGACTTGGCGTAAATATAAAATCTTTAATCCCAGCATTACGTTTTTCTTCTTCTGCTTGATTTTCAGCAATAATACGGCGTAGCTTTTGAGACTCACTTTCTTCTTTAGAAGGAACGTAATTTGGATCTGTCGGCATAGAAACGTATTGCAACGGATTAACTAGACTAGAATATTCACCATTAAAACGTGGTACTTCTCCGCCCTCATCAAACGCAACAATACCACCGCTAGCCATGTCCATAGAGTCCATGTTAGGAGCAGGCAAATCAGCAATACCACCATCGGAATACATTAACCCACCTTGTGCAGCCATCATAGGCTGTTGGGGCATACCTTGTGGCATCTGTGGTTGGTCGCCCATCAACAACTTTTCTTTAACGCTAGGTTGTTGAGCTTGCGCCATAGCCTGTTGACCACTCATAGCAGTACGCAACTGTTTACGACCCATAGCTTCAGTCATTGCAACGTATTGTGGAACGTCAAGACTCTTACCTTGGAGTACTTCAGCCAACTGCCCATCGCTCATTTTGCGGGCTAGTGCCATAACCTGAGCCATATTGCCTGATGAAATGCCTTTAGGAGCCGTAGCTGGTTGTGCAATAGCGGCTAATCCTGCTTGAGGAGCGGTTGCCATGCCTTTCGGTGCTGCCATACCCATAGATGGTGTCATATTTATTCCTTAACCAAACGCTTTGTACGCGCCCAAGGCGCCAAGGCCATAGCCTAAAAGTTGCTGACCTGTACTAGGTTGCGCTTGATACATTTGTGTTGTTGAAGACTGTAATGGTAAACCCCTAAGCATAGAGTTCATAATACCAAGCTGCATGTATGGATACTGTTGTGCAGTAGCGTAATCTTGAATAGACTGATTAATCTTCTGTTGTTCTTGCGCTTGCTGTTGAGCGCCCGCTTGAGATTGCGTATTTAAAATATTTGTCTGCGCACCAAGTTGTTGTGTACCTAATTGACCTAAATTAGCACCTGCAGCATTAGCTTGCCCCAAACCTTGTAATGCTGCGCCGTAACCTTGCATATTTAAGTTAGCACCAAACTGTTGTTGCTGTTGTGCATTTTGGAATGCGTTTTGTGAACCTGTAGCTTCAATACCTTGTAGCTGACTATTTAAACTACGTTGAGCTTCAGAATTTACAATAGCTTGACGGCTACCGCCAAAAGCACCTGAACCAACAGCTTGCTGGTTACGCATACCTTGCCCAATCCCATAGTCACGTAGTGCTTGACTCTTTTGATAGTCAACTACGTTTTGCATATATGGCGACATATAGCCTTGCATAGAACGTGGGTCTTGCGCTTGTTGTGCGTATTGTTGCCCTGCACCAGCTGCTTGTCCTGCAATACCTAAAGAACCTAAACCTGAAATACCTGACAAACTACTACCTGCAGCATACTGGTCAGGAGTTGTTAAATTAGCAGCGCCAGCTTGAGATTGTTGTTGTAACGGAGAAAACCCTGCTACATAATCGTTAGGATTTGAACTATATGGTTGGTATGGCCTAAACGACGTCATGTCGTCGTTATAAATTTGCGACTGTGTAGACGCAAGCATGTTTTCCACATACGGACGTGCGTATTCTGGGACGTTGGTATTAACAGTAGTGCTTTGTGTAGGTTGAGAGCTACCACCACCAGAAGAACCTCCGTAGAACATAAACTGATCTACAAACCACCACTTCAACATTTTTAATATATTCATATTTTTGCCTCTACAATTCTGTAGCGTTCTTTAAACCCGTATCTAGTCCACAACCGTGCAATAGATTCTCTTGCGGCACCCTGTATTTTAGTGGCGCCTTGTGCTTTAAGTAAAGCTGTAAACTGCGCATAAGTGTCTTGATTACTAATTAATTTACCGCCAATAGCTACTACAAACGCAACTCTGTCGTTAGGCATATTATTAAAATTAATTGCCGCCGCACCGTGAATTGTATTTTCTTCATCTACTGCAACTACCAAAAGCCATTGCCCGTTAGCTAGCATTACTTTAGCTTGTTCAGCGGTGTAATCATCTTCACCCCATTTTAACGCTTCAGCTAAAAACTCTTTAACCAAAGGCCATGCTTGGTGAAATGCTGCAGTAAAGACGGGTTGAATAGTTAAATTCAATTAACCAGTCCATCCAGACCAAGATGGGCCGTTATCTGTTGCTGGTGCTGGGTGTTCTGCATCCCATTTAGCTTGCGCTTCTGCTGCCTGTTGCTGTTGTAGCCTTACACTGGGTACTACGTTATTTAAATTCTGATTAATTGCTGCCATATTTGGTCTGTAATTAGAACCAACGTAAGGGGCTAATGGTGCTAGTTGTTGCAACCCGCTTTGATAAGGAGCGCTTTGCTGTTGCATGCCAAACATACTTTGTAAACTAGGTAAGCCAAGACTTGTGGTTTGCGGGGTCTGCCCACTATGCTGAGCCATAATGTTTTGCAAAAACGGTGTAGCTGTTTGAGGGGTGTATTGGGATGCGTATCTATTAGCCATTGCTTCAGGAGAAGCGGACGCAGGAGCAGTATATGCCACACCGGGTTTACCAGAACCATATTGTGGACTTACTGAACCGCCTCCACCACCTCCGCCCCCACCAAGCATTCCACCCATTAGACTGGTACTCCACTTTTAAAGTTAACAGACGGCGCTTGTTTCTTTTTACCTGTACGAGCAGTACGAACTTTATCCATCATGGCATAAAGGCGCTTTGCGCCTGCATCAGTAGACCCATTACCAAGATGAGAAACAACATCAGCAGGTACCACAAACTCGCCATCTGCCAAGCGCGCAGGTTGCTTACGACCAATTTGAGCTGGGATATTATCTGACATGCCATCGCCGGGACCTTTTAATAAACGACCACCATCTGAGTAACCACCTAAGTCTGCAAGACCACCCCGAGCACCAGCAACGGCATTAGCAGGTAAGTCGCCCAAAGTCATACCTGAACGTAATGGAGATGTGCCAGTCATATTAGCGCCATAACGAGCGTTATTAAGCATAGCCAACCCAGCTTGGTCTGCACTCATAGCAGCCATAGTTCTATCAGCAGTTAAATTAGCACGTTGTTTTTTCTTAGCGGGATCACCACCACCAGATAGCGCCATTAAACCACCATCAGCAGCGTAACGTGTGTATTGAGCTTGATAGTATGGTTTAGGTTGAGGTGGGGTATACCCTTGAAAATTAGGAGAAAGAGTTACTGCGCTGCCAGCAGGATCTTCTGTAGTGTTGTTGACCCCCGCAACTGTATTCATGCCAATATCAGCTCCAATACCCGGAAGAACTTGAGTCATAGCCTTACCCGGCGTACTCATAGTACTGTAATAACTTGGGGGAACTGCTTTATTATCTTCAACAGATGGTGTTGGAACGGAAGGGTTGTTAACTAGTTTTTGTAAAAAATTTTGTTGTGGGGGCGGTGCTTTATACGCATCACCAAATTCATTTAATTTATAACCTTCTGGAACAGTGTTTGTTGAACCTTGTCCAGAATAAGGAAGGTTAGCTACTTGGTCTGCTGGAATAGATGCACTAGGAACTTGCGGCATTCCGGGTCCAGCCACTTGTTTAATAGTGTCTGTAGCTTGCGCACCTTGGTTTACAGAATCGACTACTTGGCCTGTTTGTGCAGTTGTTTTAGCCGCTTCACCAGCAACATCTCCAGCACCGCCATAAGCACCCATACCACCCGATATAGCGCCACCAAGACCACCATAAAGAGCGCCTTGACCTACGTCTTTACCTTGCGCTGCAGCACCAATAGCGCCAACACCCGCACCAGCTCCAGCACCAGCCATTGCACCACCAACAGTAGCAGCAGTGCCCACAGCCATGCCTTCAGCGGCAAGAGCAGCACTAAGAGCAGGGGCAGCAGCACCAGCCGTAAAGTAAGTAGCCGCAGCCATAGCTACGATAGGAAGAATTTGTTCTAAGAACCCTGCTTCTGGCAACCCTGTTTCTGGGTTAATTGTTAAGCTACCGCCATGCGCTTTAGCAAGCGCCTGTAACCCCTGTACCTCTTTTGGGGTCATATGGACAAGCATCTGGTCTTTACCACGTCCTTTTTGTTGAACGTGTTTAGCTAGGGTGTGTAAGCTCATAAGCGTACCTTGAGGTTATTTGGTGTCAAGTTTAACATTAATATAGCGCCGATACAAAGGACATTGTGGCTACTACCGATTGGGTTGACGGCTTTGTAGGGCTTGCGCTGGCAGGATAGTATGGAATGGTTACGTTAGTTCCATCTGTGGTAGACCAGTAAATCTGGATATAATCCCCAGCAGCCATAGAAACAAAGTAATTCCAGCCCTTAATATCGTGAAAAGGATCTCCGGGATTTTTTCTTGCTGGCATACCAACTTTGCCTGTAGAACCTGTAATATCAGCTAAAGTGGCTGTTGCAGCAGTGTATTGTTTAAGCCAAATATATACATCTTGTGGGGCATTAGAAAGGTTTTGTAACTGTACACTAAACTGTATGTTGTAAAGACCGGGGTAATCAGGGGTAATTCTAGAACTACTTACGATAGAAAACCCGTTGGTAAAATCGGTAGTATTAAAAGTTAAAGCTGTAGCAGTATTAGATGCAGCAGACTGGGTTACGCCGCTAGAAAACGCACCATATGGGAAAGTAACCGAGCCACCGCCAGAACCGTTTAAAAGACTTGCACCAAAGTTATCAATCTGGTTAAAGTACAAACGAAGCACGTTTGAATACTGGTCAAAGTATCCAGCGTTATACCCAGCTAATGGAGCATTAGGTAAGTTTGGCGCTTTTGAAGGGCGGATTGGTGCAGATCTATTAAGTGCCATTATCTGCGTCCGTCTGGTCTTATATCAATCCGTGGATAACCCATCTGCCAAGCAACCCCTAGTTCATTAGACTCAATTCTAAACGCCATTTGTCTGCCTCTAATACGGGTGTAAACTTGCCCAGTAAATTGTTGAACAGCATAAGTACGTTGATTAGCGTAACTTTGAGCACTTACTACCGCTTGTGGGTCAGGGTTTCCATAAGACGTTCCTGAGTTAACTCTTGGTATTACGGTCATATTAACTTGTGGTATACCCGATGTAGAGCCGTTAAACGTTAAGTCAGGCAGTATGCGCCACACAAACCCAAAGTTATGCCCCTCTCCAATATCAAAATCAGATGACTGAATATAAGACACAATCGGCACCGCAGTTAGTCCTGATACATCGTCAGTGCCGTTCTCGTGGTAAAGGATTCTAAAGTTGTCGGTATCGGCACCCATTGGGTATTGGCGTAGTCCAGAATCTAACCAAGCAGTGCGGCTCATAGTTCCATAAGACCATACATCATCTAAATAATCGTAAATAACATAGCGGTCAACAATATCACTATTAGCAGAGCAATAGAACCACCAAATCTCGTTGTAGCCTTCAATAGACCCAGCAAATACTTGGAAGTTCTGGTTTTGATTAATGTCTTGGTAAACGTATTGACGCAACGAACAAGACAATGTTTCTACACGACCCGTGTATCTATAAAACTTATCAGTACCCATCCAATAGGTTACGTTATTAACTGTAATAGAAGCGTTGGGACCCATAATAGATATGTTGTCTTGTAATAACTGGAAGCCCCAAACATAAGGAGGCCCTAAATATTGCATAGAATAAACAGCCGAATCTGACCAAACAATTATCTCTTGACGAGTTGAACGAGCACAAACAATATAGGAACCAATATTAAGGCGATATTCGCCAGACTGGTTTGTTACTGCGGGTACCCATTCATAAGGGTTTTCTTGGTCGGACCAACGTACTAATAGCGGGTCAAATGGAGTATCAGCATCTGTAGGGTCATAAGGATTAGCGCCCATTGCAATAACAAAGCGTTGAATTGCCGACCCAATAATTTGGTTAGTTGTGTTAGGTACAAACTGACCTTGATACCCTAAAGATGTAGAAAGCGTATTTAACAGAACTGCTCTTACACTGACGCCAGTTGTTGCTGACCAGTAATAGATACCACCACCACGAGGGGCAATAATTAAATCTTGACCAAAATTATCGTTAGTCCATAAACGCAACTGGGAACCAATACCCACATCTGCTGCAGACCCCCAAGGACGAATACCGTATTCTGGATAAGCAGTAACAGTAGTCCCACCACCTACAGAACCATACAAAGCAGTTACAGAAGCTGTGCCCGTACCAGAACCCGGACCTGTAGCAACAAAAGATACGCCGACTGTATTTGACGCCGCCCCAATAGCTGTAAAGCTTGTAGTTCCTACAGAAGTAATAATGTATGTAAGCCCTGTACTAAAAGACCCTGCATTGGCATCAGGTAGCGTAATCGTGTAGCTATTAGCGTCTACGTAAGTAATTTCAAAAGTTTTATTTAGCACTGTAGCAGGCACAGCGGCATCAATCCCAACACCATATACTCCATAACTGCCTGTACCAAACCCAACTGTGCCAGAAAAACCATATACAGAAGGTGTTGCTATTAAATCTGTTGCTCCAGAAAAAGCTACCCAAACAATAGAAGC